CAAGAAGGTGGTATGTTAATGGATGACCAAATGGCAGACATGATGCAAACAGAAGAAACACCTGACATGGAAAATCAAATGTCAGATATGATGTCACCAGTTGCAGAAACTGCCGAAGAAGAATTACAAGAACAACAAGCAATAGAAGAGTCTCAAGCTCCAGACGAAATGATGGAAGATAATTATATAGACTTTTTAATAGATGAAGCATTAGATGAAAATGAAGAAGAAATGCTCATGCAAGAATTAGAAGCAAACCCACAACTCAGCATGTTATTTGACAAAGTTATGGAAGTTGCAATGGAATTTTCAGGCTCTGGACCTGTTGAAGGTCCGGGGTCAGAAGTCTCCGACAGTATACCCGCAAGGTTATCTGACGGTGAATTTGTCTTTACTGCAAAGGCTGTAGATGTTATCGGAGCAGACAATTTAATGTCTATGATGAAACAAGCTGAAGCTCAAGCAGAAGAAAGACAACCAGCTCAAGAAGGTGGTTTAATGGAAGAAGAAAATGTTATGCCGGTTGAACAACAACCTGTACAGCAAAATATTCGTGTTACCAAAGAAACAGTCGGTCCTCAAGTAGGAATGCAAGAGGAAGAAGACTTAGTTGGAGACGAACTTAAAAAATCTATGCTTTCTACTAGACCATATGTAAGGAGCTAACAAGGGATAAAGCTACCCTAGCAATAGGCACTTTATCAAAATATAACAACCGAAAGGCGACCTTTACAAGACAAGCCCTGCAAGTGCACACCGCAGCTACCTTGTTAAACGAAGCCCTTAGTAGGAGGATAGAAAATGACTGAACAAGTCGGAAAAGAGGAACAAGCCAATCCTTATAATTTAAAAAAATCTTGGCATGACGGTGAGGATAAACCTTTTAAATCAAGTAACGAAATGTTTTTTGAAGAACCTACAAACGAAAGTAACGAAGTTACTGAAGCTGTAGCAGAACCTCAAGAAGCTATTCAGGAAGAAGCTAAAGAAGCTCCTTATAAAAAACCTGACTATAAAAAACGTTATGATGATTTGAAAAAACATTATGATTCTAAACTTAATGAGTTTAAATCTAGGGAACAGGAACTACTTGAAGAAGCTACTAAAAATAAAACTGATTACGAAGCTCCTAAAACCGAAGAAGAACTTGAACAATTTAAGCAACAATATCCTGATGTTTATGAAGTTGTAGAAACAGTTGCTCACATGCAAAGTGAATCTAAGGCAAAAGTTCTAGAAGAACGTCTTAGTAAACTCCAACAGCGTGAAGTAGAAATATCACAACAAGAAGCAGAAAAAAGGTTACTAGAAAGACATCCTGATTTTGACGATGTTAGAAACAGTGATGATTTTCATACATGGGCAAAAGAACAGCCAGAGTCTATCCAAGACTGGATATACAAAAATGCTGACGATGCCGATTTAGCTAGTCGTGCAATAGATTTATTTAAGAAAGATATAGGTATGGAAGTTACTCCTAATAAGATAAAGTCATCTTCTAAAAAGACTAAGTCTGCCGCTGATATGGTATCTACTAAAACAACAAGCGTAGAACCTGCACAGCAAAAGATATGGTCTGAAAAGGAGATTGCTGCAATGAGCATGGCTGAATTTGATAAACACGAAAGTGAAATTAGTGAAGCAATGCAACAAGGCAGAATCATTAAATAACTATAAAACACAGGAGAATATCCCATGGCTCAATTTTTTGAACCCGGAACGGATACTGATGCTAACTTTGCAAACTCCGTCAGTGGACAAACTAATAGTTTTTTCCTACCTTCGATTTATTCTAAAAAGGTTTTAAACTTTTTCAGAAAGTCTTCGGTAGTTGAAGCTATCACTAACACTGATTACGCTGGAGAAATATCAGCGTTTGGAGACTCTGTAAAGATTATCAAAGAGCCAGTAATTTCTGTATCAGCGTATACTAGAAATTCTGACACAACTGAAACTAGACTAACTGACCAAGAAGCTTCTTTGGTAGTTGACCAAGCTAATGCTTTCAAATTCATCGTTGATGATATTGAAACTAATATGTCTCACGTTAACTTTAAAGAAGTCGCTACTTCATCAGCCGCTTATGCTCTTAAAGATGCATACGATGCTGCTGTCTTAGTCGAGATGTTTGCCGGTTGTTCTGCTTCTTCACCTAATCACATTTTAGGTGCTGACAGTGCAACTGACTTAGGTACAGGAGTCTTCGATGGCTCTGGTGCTGCTGACTTAGGTCCATCTGAGACTGACCCTCTAGACTTAATGGCTAGAATGGCTAGACTATTAGACGAACAAAATGTACCTGAAGAAGGTAGATGGTTCGTTGCTAGTCCTGACTTCTATGAAGTACTAGGTCAATCATCTTCTAAATTGCTGTCTGTAGACTTCAACGCAGGTCAAGGCTCAATTAGAAATGGTTTAGTATCAAGTGGTAAACTTCGTGGATTTGACATGTACAAATCAAACAACATTGCTGCAACATCTAATGCTGCTGGTAAATGTTTGGCTGGACATATCTCATCTACAGCTACTGCACAAACTATTCTTTCAACAGAAGTGTTGAGAGACCCAACTTCGTTTGGTGACATAGTTCGTGGATTGCATGTATACGGAGCTAACGTCTTAAGAGACGAAGCTTTAGTTTCTGCATTCTATGGTATTGACTAATACTAAATTTGGGGAGGTCTTCGGACCTCTCCTTTTTTATAAAAATTAAAAAGGATAATAAAATGATGTACGGTAAAGATAAAGATAAAAAGAAAAAAATGATGTATGGTGGAATGGCTAAAAAGAAAATGATGAAAGGTGGAAGAGCTATGTATGGACATGGTGGCGAAGTAATGCCTAAAGCTAAACCTTGCTAACATGAAAGTTGAAGCACCTAAAGGTTATCATTGGATGAAAGATGGTAAAGGTTACAAGCTTATGAAGCACACTGGAAAGTTTGTTAAACATAAAGGTGCTTCATTAAAAGCAGATTTTAAAATACAAAAAGTTCATAAAAAATAATGGCAACTACATATCTAGATTTAACTAATGAAGTACTTAGAGAACTAAACGAAGTTCCTTTAACATCTACAAACTTTGCAAGTGCTGTAGGTTTTCAACAGTTTGTTAAAGATTCAATAAACAAAGCTATTTTTGATGTGGCAAACGAAGAACCACAACTACCGTTCTTTTCCGCAGGACTAAGTGGAGCAACAGACCCTTTCTATGGAAACACAACTGTAGCTTCAGTAGCTGGACAAAGATGGTATACTTTAAAAGATGGCAGTTCTAGTTTAACTACAGACTTTGCATCTATTGATTGGGATGACTTTTACATTACAACAATAAATGTATCAGGTGAAGCAGCTCCATTTGTTTCTAATGGGTTAAAACACATTAACCTTGAAGAGTGGCGAAGATTTTTAAGAGATTCTGAAAATGCTGATGATGCAAATACTCAAGCTTATGGTGAACCTAAATATGTATTTAAATCTCCAGATAGTAGAAAGTTTGGATTAAGTCCAATACCAGACAAAGTTTATAACATACATTTTTATGCTTTTAATAGACCAACAGCATTAAGTGCTTTTGGTGACGAAATAGTTTTTCCAGAACAATACAGTAATGTAATTACAGCTAGAGTTAGATACTATGTATGGCAATTTAAAGAAAGTCCACAACAAGCTGCATTTGCATTAGAAGATTATAAAAAATCATTAAAACACATGAAGTCAAGTTTAATTAACCCTACCCCAAGAACTATGGTAGATGACAGACTTTATTACTAAACACTAGAGGAATAATATGGCATTAACAAAAATTTCAAGAAACTTATTAGACACAGGAGTTTCTGATAGTTCTGATGCTACGGCTATAACTATTGATAGTAGTGAAAGAATTGGTATTGGCACTACAAGTCCAGCTTTTAAATTAGATGTTAATGGCAGTCTTTCTAGTAATGGTAATGAAAATGTAATGCGAATTGCTGGTTCAGATACTAACAATGCAG